ATTCCGCGTTTCACCTAGATCGCGAATCTAGGAGAAACGCGCAATTGAACCGTTTGTTTGGGGCGAATCTGCTCCCTATCGTGGCGGCTCAAACCACCGATTGAGCGCTTTTCTCACTATGCCTCGTTCCCTCATCTCTTCCTGGAAGCGCGTTGCCTGCAGCGGTTCGACTGTTGATGGCCGTGAGATCACGCCGCAAGAGCTGCGCGACATTGCCGAGACCTACAAGCCAGGTTTTTACACCGCCGTGATCTGGAGCGAACACGAGCGCTGGATGGGAGCCCATGGCACCGTTTTTTCGGTGCGCCTGGTTGAGGATGATCCAGACCTCGAAGCGGGGCAGATTGCGCTGGAGGCTCAGTTAAAGCCTAACGACCGGCTGCTGACGCTGAACGATCTGGGTGAAAAGCTGTTTTCCAGCATTGAGATCACCCCGAACTTTCGTCAAAGCGGGAAAGCGTATTTAACCGGTTTTGCCGTCACGGACCAACCAGCCAGCGTGGGTACGCAGGAACTGTACTTCTCGGCCAAGACCGGCAAGACCGCGTATTTCGCCGCCTCTGTCCCTCTGGGCAATCTCCGTGACAACGACTCGCAAGGCGAATTGGGCAAATTCACCTCGTTGCTCACAGGTCTTTTTAAGCGCTTCGGTCTGGAAGAGAAAACCGCCGAAACCTCCCCGCAAACCCCAACCGAGAGCAAACCCCCAATGGATGAAGCTACAGCCAAGGCTATTCAGGCCCTGATTGAGCAGCAGTTGATCGTGACCGCTGGACTGCAGGCCCTGGTCGACAGTTTTGCCGAAGCGCCGCCGGTGATCGAGCAACAGCCGATCGACGATGTGCAGTCCGCCGTTGACGACATCGTGGCCACCGCCGAGGAAGAAAAGAACCTCAGCCGCCAACAGTCCGGTAACAAGGCCGTGTTGGCTGCATTGACGAGCCTGCAAAAGCAGTTCTCCGCACTACAGAACACCCCCACCGGTCGCCAGCTGCCGCGCAATCCCGGCCCGGTAACCACTACCAAACCACGGGTGCTCTGACATGGCCCGTTCTCTCAGCGCCTACGGCGCCCAAATGTACGCAAAATTGCAGCTCGCGATCGCCGAAACCTACGGTGTCGAGCTGTCCAGCAAGATGTTCAACGTCGAACCGTCGGTCGCCCAGGAGCTGAACGACGCCATCACCGCCAAGTCGGATTTCCTTTCTCGCATCAACGTCCTCGGCGTGACCGAGATCAAGGGCGAGAAGGTGTTCATTGGTGTTTCTGGCCCGGTCACCGGCCGCACCAATACCAAGACCACCGATCGCGAAGCCAGGGACGCTTCGGAGCTGGACCACACGACCTACGAATTGTCCTCGACCGAGTCCGACGTGGGTCTGCCGTACGCCAAGATTGATGCCTGGGCCAAGTTCCCGGACTTCCATCAGAAGTACTCCGCAGCGGTCCAGAAACAGATTGCCCTGGATCGCATCATGGTCGGTTTCCACGGCACTCACGCGGCCGTGCAGACCGATATCGACGCCTATCCAATGCTCCAGGACGTGAACAAAGGCTGGCTGCAGCAGTTGCGCGATCAAGCGCCGCAGCAGGTGCTCAAGGAAGGCGTGGCGGGTTCTGGCAAGGTCAAACTGGGCGCCGGTGGCGACTATGCGAACCTCGACGCCCTGGTGCACGACACCAAGCAAATGGTGGACGAGCGTCTGCGTGATGGCGGCGACCTGGTGGCGATCATCGGTAGCGACTTGCTCGCCGCCGACAAGGCAAAACTGTACGCCAAACAGGGCGACACCCCGACCGAGAAAGAGCGCATCGAAGAGGCCCAAGTCATCGAGACCTACGGCGGCCTGCCGAGCTTCAGCGTGCCGTTCTTCCCGGTCAACGCCGTGCTGGTCACCAGCTGGGACAACCTGTCGATCTACTTCCAGGATTCCAGCTGGCGCAAGCAGACGGTCGACAACCCGAAACGCTCCCGTGTCGAGGACTACAACAGCCGCAACGAAGGTTACGTGATCGAGCAGTTGGAGAAGATCGCTCTGACCGAGAACGTGGAGCTGTTGGCGTGAGCCTGGCCCTGGCGCACAAGCGCCGCATCTTGGCCTCGGGTGTGGCCGCTGTAGCTGTTGCCCTGTCGGGCGCGGCCATGGCGTACACCCCGGACGACGCGTTGAGTAGCCCGGCCAATGCCCGCAAGCACCTGCTGCTGCAGGAAGCGGCGCTGGACGTGGATCTGGCGCGCCTGAGCGCGCTCAAGAACCTGGCCAGCAAACAGACGCTCAAGCGTGACGAACTGCTGCCCAAGTACCAGGACTACGTCCAGCGCTACTGCGAATCGGGGCTGAACTTTCCGAACCGCGTTGTGGTGCAGGTCATGGTCTGGCTGTTCGACACCTCCCAGTTCGAAGACGCCCTGGAACTGGCGGATTTCTTGATCGAGCAGGATCAGCAGATGCCGGAGCGCTTCAAGCGCCGCGACATCCAGACCTTTGTCGCGGATGCGGTGATCGATTGGGCTTACGCCGAATACAACGCTACCCGCAGCCCGGAGCCGTACCTGTCCGATCTGCTGCCACGCGTGGACGGCGAATGGGACCTGACGGAACAGATCCCGAGCAAGTACCACAAGTTGATCGGCATGCGTGCCCAGGACGCTCAGCAGTGGGAAACCGCGATCAAGCATCTGGAGCGTTCCACCGTGTTGTACGCGAAGGCCGGCAACGAAACCCGCCTCGAGAAGTGCCGCAAGGCATTGGCAAAACAACAGGCCACAACGGCTTCCGAATAACCGACTACCCCCCCAGCGGGAACCTGTGGAAGTGAGCCGCCCATTTATGGACCGTCCCACTGAAAACAGGCTTCCCGCCCTATTTGAGCGGTCAGCATGAGCTTTTCAGGTAAACCCACCACCCTCGTGGAACTGGCGATCGAGAACGACGGCTTCTGGCCGAACCTCGATGTGGCCGAATTCCAGAAGGGTTACCGCCTGCCGGCGGAATACCTGGTGGAACTGCTGACCGCTGAGTTGACCACGGCCATGACCGAGGTCAACAGCGACTTGGCCAAGTGCAAAGCCCGTTGGCAGAACGTGGGTGTCACCACCTTGGAATCTGCTGACCCTATGGTGCTGCCCGAGCGCACATTTCACGCAGCGACGTACAAGCGCGCTGTGTACTGCAGGGCAAAAGCCAGCCTGCTGCCCCAGTTCGTGACCATCATCCGCCGCGACAGCGCCGAGAACCTGGGCAAGGAACTGCCAGACCGTCCGGAAACTTTCCTGGCGTTCAGCCAACAGGCCGTGCGCTCGCTGCAGGGCCGTGGCCGCGTCACGGCGGCGTTGCTATGAACAAGCTCCGCGCCCTGACCACCTACCTGATCGGCCTCAACCTGGTGCTGCCCGAGCAGATCGACAGCTGGGCCGAGCAGGTCAACCTGGATCTGATCTGGAAGCCGGGCACCCAAGGTCTGCACATGGGTGACATGCGTTACCGCGCCGTGTTCGTGATCGAGCGATTTGCCGGCAACCCGGCGTTGCTGATGGCGCTCCTGGGCGGCTGGCTGGCATCCAACGATCCCGATCGGGACGACGACCTGCCGGCGCCATCCTTTGCTGTGGACCAGGTCACCCCGGACGAGGCGGACGTAGAGCTGACCCTGGAGTTCGTCGAGGCCCAGCACCTGGCCGAAGATCCCAACGGCCTGATCGATGCGTTCGGCAAGAAGTGGGGCCTGATCGATTTCGACCTGTGGACGGCCGAACACGGCGAGGTGCGCAGCCGTGGCGCGTAGCACCTTCGAGCTCGATACCCGGGGCTATCTGGGCGTGCGCGAGCAGTTGGCTTTGCTCAGCCTGCCCCCGCAGCTGCGCCGGCGTCTGCTGAACAACGTCAGCAAGCGAATCCGGACCATGGGCCGCAAGCGAATCCGCGACCAGCAGAACCTCGACGGCTCGCCATTCGAGGCCCGCAAGGGCGACGGCAAGGGCAAAAAGAAGATGGAGGCCGGCTTGGGCAAGTTGCTCCAGGTCACCGCTCTGACCCCAGACAGCGCGACCCTGGGCTGGCGCAACGGCTTGACCAGTTGGGTCGCCGCGCAACAGCACCACGGTGCCTCCGAACGCCGGACCGCCGCGCAAATGCGCCGCTGGAACCGAGTCCCGGAAGGCCTGGCAGCGACTGACAAGCAGGCCAAGCGCTTGCGCCGCCTGGGCTTCAAGGTTCGTCAGGCGGGCAAAAAGAGCCTCACACGGCCGTCCGTAGCGTGGATTCAAGAACACGTGAATTACGCCAAGGCCGGGTTGCTGATTCGCATCCTGTCCGACGAAAAAACCGAGGGCACCGGTGCGCAAAGCTGGGAAATCACCCTGCCCAAGCGCCAGTTCCTGGGCGTCAGCACCGACCGGGACACCAGCCTGCTGGTTAACCAGGTGCTGCAACAAATCCTCAACTCATCCCGCTAACGAGGCACTGCATGGCACTTGGCAAAGTCAGCGTCAACAATCTCAACCTCGGCCAGGGTGCCGTGACCGAGATCGAACGCTATTTCCTTTTCATCGGTCCCGGCGCCAAAAGCGTCGGCAGCCTGATTCCTTTGAACACCGACAGCGACCTGGACGTGATGCTGGGCATCCCACCCAGTGATCTGAAAACTCAGGTCACTGCAG